CCCCGGCTTGCCTTTGATGCTTCTCGGTCCTACAAATGACGATGTTTTAACTGATTTTCCGGATCTAGTGAAAGCCATGGCAATAAGCCGTTTGTTTCTAATGCGTGATATGAACTTTGAGGAGGTTTGTACTTGGGGTGCGGAAAAACTTTACTATCACTTCCTTGTGGATATGACCAGAGTTTTTGTTAAGCAGGAACCCCATAAGTTGGAAAAGATAAATCAGAAAAGATGGCGTCTAATCCATTCACGCAGCCTTGTCGACCAAATAGTAGAAAGGTATTTATACCAAGACTACCAGGACTTTGAGATAGCCAATTGGGATCATATCCCTCCTAAACCAGGAATGGGATTTACCGACGACATGACGAGAGTTATTCACTCACGTTTCATGTTTCAAATTCGGAAATTTAAGAGGAAATTGGCCACGAACGACGTTTCAGGTTTTGATTTTAGTGAAATGCTACATATTTTAAATGCTGTTATTCGTCTCCGTGCTCAAGTCACTGGTGCCCCGCCCGTAATTTATAATATGATGAGAATCCATATTTATTGCTTAGCAAACATAATGTGGGTCTTGTCTGACGGGAGAGTATTCGTTCAGGGCATTCCTGGCGGAATGTCTTCTGGTTCATTTATTACCGGCAGCGCCAATAGTGAGGCTAGAAACCTTATCTCTAACCAAGTCACTTTTGACCTTGGTGGGGATGAGGGTGATTGCTTCGCTGACGCCATGGGGGATGATTGCGTCGAATCTGAGTTTGGGGATACCCAAGATAGGGTTAATCTTTATCGTAAGTATTCCTTTAGATTAACAGATCATTACGACGTGGTCGATGGTAAACCATATGAGTTTTGCTCTCACGAGTTTAGCCCAGAAGGTTTAGCATCCCTTTCCTCTTGGCCCCGTACTGTATTTAGACTACTTTCGCAGGAGCCAAGTTTTGACCTATACTCACAATTGAAATATGAGATGAGGAACAATAAGGAATGGGATGAGGTTAAGTACTTCCTCCGATATGTTGGTTGGACTGATAGCCTCGAAATTAATTAGTGGCCTTTCGGGAGGCCACAAAATCAAATAATAATAAATTTCTAAGTTGGATACTTATGAGTCAGAACAAAATTCAGAAGAATGTCAAGAAAGCGGTCAAGCACGAAGAACAAAAGCTTCGTCGCAAGATAGACCGCAAGATGAAGAAGAATCCGCAGCACAAGGGGGTCAAACTCACCCAGATGCCTGCGGATTCTTCAACTGCTCATTACAAGGAGTATGGAACGCCTTACAACGCT